AAGTGAGGCGCAGAGCAGGGAGAAAAATAAAATAAATTTGTAGTACATTGATAATTGAATATTGACGGTTGGCGTAGTATAATTGAAGAAAACTACGAGGTGATAAACATGGAATATGATTGTAAAAAACCATTAGGGGAACATTTGGAAGAATATATGGATTCAGATCTGTCAAAAATCTGTTCCGAACTAGCAATTCGTGGAATTGTGTATGAAAGTCAATTCAGGACATTGGGATCTATGGTTTGCAAACAAAATACAACAGCATTATCAAATTTGTTTACAGAAAAGACAGGGTGCCGAATATGGTATGCATATGATAAAAGGACTTGCAATTTTGTGTTTTATGATATGGATACATATAAAGCAGATGAAGCAATCAGATTATCTGAAGATTATCAAACCAGAAGAGTTAAGTAGATATATAGGTATATTACCAACCGTCAATATTCGATGGTTGGTATTTTTTTTGCGTAAATTTTGAGAGGGGGAATGTACTTGGATGAAAAAGAGATATACGAGATCTGCATGGGTGTGGACAGCATCATAGCTGATAAACTGACAGAATCAATCGTTATTGGTACCAGTTATGACATGCTGGAAGCGCACTACGGCATTCTCCCAATCAGCAGGCGGAGCTTTTACCGCAGAAGGGGGACTGCACAAAGGCTGATACGGCAGAGAATGGTGCATTTGGTAGAAGAAAAGAACGGACAGTTTAGAATGGAGTGGTAGATATTTCCATTGACATAAAAGAACACACGTTCTACTATGAAGCTATAATATATGAAAGGACGGAAAGTGTATGGTAAAAAAGAAAGATGAGATATATCATTTTATTATAGCTTATATGAAAGAAAATTTGATTTCTCCTACAGTGAGAGAAATATGCGATGGTGTTGGTCTGAAATCGACATCATCAGTGTATTCGCATCTTAAAACTCTGCAAAAGCAAAATCTTATAACTATGAGAGAAGGGGAACCTAGAACAATAAGACCAGTGGGATATGAAATAGTAAGAATTCCAGATGAAACAGAATAAATATTCGGAAGGGAGGAATAGAAACCTCTCTTTTTCTATGCTTAAATTTGGCACAAATCCTCTGATTACCTGCCTTATAATTATGATATGAGGAAAGGACTATGCCATGTATAAAACACAGAGAAATTACGAAAATGCACAGAGGATGTTATTTGACGGAGTGGGACAGTATGACATACCGGAGATAGAGCTTACACAATTTAATAATGCGGAATTTATCGGATTCAACTATGCAAGAAATGCGAAAGAGCCTGAGAACAAAGCGGTGCATTTCTTCCTGGATGATTACCAGTTTACCAGAGTGTGGACAGATCCTGATAGATATGTATCAATACTGCAACGGTTCAAGTATGTGCTGACACCGGATTTTAGCTTATACATGGATTTTCCAAAGGCATTGCAGATATATAACCATTACCGGAAACACTGGCTCGGCGCATACTGGCAGATGTATGGTATCAATGTCATTCCTACAATCTGTTGGAGCAATCGTGATTCGTTCGAATGGTGCTTTGATGGAGAACCTACACAGAGTGTTGTTGCAGTTTCTTCTGTCGGGACACAGAACAGCGCAGAAAAGAAGCAATGCTTTCTTGATGGATATTTTGAGATGGTAAAAAGGTTAGAACCTACCCAGATTATTTTTTGTGGCAAAGTCCCGGATGAGTGTAAGGGAAATATTGTACATATCAAGCAGTTTAGTGAGAAGTGGCATGAGGCGGAGGTGGCGCAGTGGTAGAGAATTTGCAGTTCTTTGGTGGCAGAGGAGCCAGTAGTGGATTAAGCGATAAAGGTAAGAAGTATGGCAGTGAATATAAAACACTATATCAGACTGGAAATATAAAATTTGTTAGTTATAACAATGGATCAGCTACAGCACCAATGGAAACCATGACAGATGGGCGAGTGTATGCAGTTGTAAATACCAAGAATGAAATAAAAAGTATCTCATATTACGATAAAAACAAGAAGCGGTATAAGCAAATTGATACAGGGCATTTACACAATGTGAACGGAAAAAAGATTGATCCACATACACATAGGGGATATGTACATGACGAAAAGGGAACGTATGAGGTAAGTTCAAAAGAAAGAAAAATGATTGAAAGAGTGCAGAGGGCATGGTATTATCATATCAACAGGTAGTAGTTTAGGAAGGAGAACACACAGCAATGTGAGGCTCCGGTGGTCAATCCGGACACCTGTAAAAAGATACCATGTCCTTGATGGATGCGGTATCTTTTTTTATTGCCATGAAAGGAGATGATTGTGTGGCAAACCTTAAAGGAAAGATGAAAAAACTACAGACAGCTATTATAAAATGTGGAATGGTTGTGAAAATAAATCAAAATCAGTTCTATTCGGAAGAGCAGAGCCGCATGATTACCTCTTATCGTATTATTACACCAGTATACTGTTATAACAAATTTAGTGGAGAATGGAAAACGAGAGACTATGAGATATTAAAGACTTGCTCAATGGTGGATGTAATCTATTGTCTATTAGATATCTATAAGGCGGTGAGCGGATGAAGAAAGAACTCACACCGAAGCAGAAAGCATTTGCAGATGAATATGTGAAGAATGGTGGTAATGCGGAGAGGGCAGCTATAGCGGCAGGATATTCGGAAAGATATGCAAGAGGAAACGCACATAAGTTGGTTGCAAACAGTTGCATCTCTGAATATATAGCAAAACAGACCGAGCGCATCGAGAAAGAGCAGCACCGCGACATTATGAGTCTTGCTGACATCCAAGAGCGTAGAAGTAAGATTGCAAAAGGCGAGGTTACAGACGGATTGGGGTTCGCACCGGACTTCTCCGATCAGCTTAAGGCTATGGACGGATTGGAAAAAGCACTGACGATAGCAGAAAAGCAGAGGATTGAACGGGAGGAAAAAGAAAAGCGGGAGAAAGCACCTCTGTGGACGATACCAATCACAGACATTACTTCCGATTTTGTGGAGATATACCGGACGGTGCATGAAGCATTTGCCGGGGAAATAGATGTGCATGAGATTGTATCTAAGGGCGGTCGTGGCTCTATCAAGTCCAACTTCTGGGGAGACCTGGCATACGAGACCATCCGGCAAGATCCACAGGCGCATATTGCATATACCAGACGATACAAGGTCGACTTACGAGGTTCCGTGTATAACCAGTATATGAAAACTGTCATTCGCTATAACGATTTGGATAACTGGGATTTTAAGCAGTCTCCAATGTGCGCGGTATATAAGCCAACCGGACAGATGGTAATGTTCGTTGGTGCGGACAAGCCTATCAGTTTAAAGTCTTTCAATGTGCCATTTGGATATGTAAAGATGCTGATCCATGAAGAATGTGACGAGATGGCAGGCGTGGAGCAGATGGATAACATCGAAGATACATTTCTCAGATCTGATACGCCAGCGTTGGATATCAAGATATTCAACCCACCGAAGAGTAAGAACAACTTCATGAACCAGTACGTGGAAGAGTGCCGGAATAAACAGCAGACCAGGATTTGCCACAGCTATTATTACAATGTGCCGGTGAAGTGGCTTGGTAAACGATTCTTTGAGCGTGCGGAGTGGTTCAAGGTACATAAGCCACTATATTACCGCAATAACTATATGGGCGAAGTAACCGGTACTGGTGGTGGCATCTTCGACAATGTAGAAGAGCGGACCATCACGGACGCAGAGATAGAGAATCTGCCATTTCTCTATTATGGCCTGGACTTTGGTTTTGAGCACCCGCAAACATTTGAGGTTGCCTACTATGACGAGGACACAGATACATTGTATTGCGTGTCGGAGGTATTTGCCAAGCGGTGCAAGAACAGCGCATTTGCCCGAAAGATTAAGGAATACATTACAGAAGAGATCATATGTGACTCGGCGCGGCCAGATGCCATTGCAGAGTTGCAGGATTGGGGATTTAATGCGATCGGTGCCAAAAAGCGTTGGGGTTCCGGCAAGGGAAGGGATTATTGCTGGGAATGGCTGCAGCAGACCACAAAGATTGTGGTTGATCCGGAACGATGCCCGCACCTTGCGCATGAGTTGACAACATTGGAGCATGAGCAGTTGGCAGATGGCAGCTTTTCGGACGCTTACCCGAAGATTGGTGAGGACTGTACAATGGCACTGATCTACGGATTGAACCGCGTGATTATGGAGAGTCGCCGCAATAATGGACTGTATGATGACGAGATAGACGAAGATGAGGAGGAAGAGGACGATGGAGAATATGAAGATTAATGTTCTCGGAACAGAATACAAAATTGAGACACACAAAGTATCAGAGGATAAGTATCTGGAAGAAAATAGCTTAGCCGGTTATTGTGGCGAAGAGAGCAAATTGATTGTTGTTGCGGATATGTCAGAAGAAAAATACTTTGACCTGAGTGAAGAAGAACAGAAGTCATACAGGAAAAAGACGTTGCGCCATGAAATTGTGCATGCATTTTTGAACGAGAGTGGATTATCAGATTCTTCAAACCGGTATAATGGCGGTTGGGCAAAAAATGAGGAAATGGTTGATTGGCTTGCTATTCAGTGGCACAAGATAGATGAAGTATATAAACAGCTTGGCATTTAAGGCGGTGGCATATGAACATATTCACACGAGTAAAGGAGTTTATCATGAATTTATTCAAAATAAGTGCAGAGAAAGAATTTAATGTTGATATTATTTCTTCTGATCTGATGGAGATGGCACAGATCGAGTGGCAGAACATCATTAAGGGTAGACCGTACTGGATGAGCAAGACTGTGCGCACAATCAATTTTGCAAAGTTTCTCTGCTATTACACCAGCAAAAAGACCTGTCTGGATCTCAATGTGACGATCAGTGGCAGCGACAGGGCGGATTATATCAATCAGTGCATTGGTGCAATGATCCGGAAGTCCATCCGGGATAAGGTAGAGGATGCCTGTGGCGCGGGCGGCATTATTTTTAAGCCGAGCGGTACATATAATCCGGCGGGAGCAATCGACTATGTAATGCCGGGCAGCTTTGCAGTGACAGAGAAGAACAGCAACGGGGATATCCTTGGGGTTATATTTATTGATCGGCAGATCAAGGGAGATGATTACTATACCAGATTGGAGTATCAGCACTTTACATCTTCGATCTCTGACGATAGAGAAGGAGTTGGAAGAACATACACCATTGAGAATAAGGCTTTCAGATCAAAGGGCAGCGACAGTCTGGGGCGCAGCATTGCACTGGCAGATGTACCGGAGTGGAAGAATATACCGGAATCAGTCACAATCTCCAACGTGGAAAAGCCATTGTTTGGGTATTTCAAGATGCCGTATAACAACACCATTGACTATACATCACCGGAGGGCGTGGCAGTATTTGCGAATTGTATCGAGGAACTGTGCAATCTGGATGTAGCGTGGAGCAGGAAAGATGATGAAGTCGATGATTCGCAGCATATTACATTTATTGATGAAAGTGCATTGATGAAACGCGATAAGAATACTGGAGATAAGGAAAGACTTGAACTTCCAAGATTTGTAAAGGGATTGAGGATGGGGGTTGAAGCTTCTAATACGATTAATGAACATGTACCAACACTGTTGACAGAACAGAGAGTTGCAGATATTAATTCCATTTTATCTATGATATCAACCAAGGCAGGATTCTCACAGGGGCAGTTTGTTCTTGATCGCAAGACAGGGATCACCACAGCAACGGAGATTGAAAGTGACGACAGCGAGACCGTGGAGACCATCACAGATATGAGGAATGCACTGAAATCTGCGATCAAGGATCTGGTATATGCACTGGACAAATACTGCGATGTATTTTTTAATATGCCGAGCGGGTACGTCAACGCACTGGATGAAAGCGTAGCGGATGAAGATGTATTTTATTTTAAGGATCTGCTGGCATCGTTTGAACAGGATCGAACCAGAGCATATCAGCTTATGATGAATGGTGTATACAGTAAACGAAAATACCTCAAAGAATATGAGGGATTTAATGATAAAGAGATTGATGAGATGTTTGCGGAGTGTGACGAAGAAAATGCAGGGGAGGACAAAGGCGGACTGTACGGGGAGGAATAAAGATGGTGCTAAAAATAATCATGCTCTTATTTTGTGTTTCATTTATAGAAGAAATGGATAAGGCAAGGAAAAAGAAAAAAATATGTGACACAATTTACTGGGGATTTTTAATGGTAAGTGCGGCGATTGCAGTATGGGGGATGTAAATGAGGTACGACAGGACCGTTGGAAACGTAAATATAAGGCTTGATACAAGCAGAATTGACGGAAATCTTAGACGCGCACAGGATAAACTGGACATGCAGGTCTTGAATGACATGATTCCATATATGCCGTTTCAACAGGGATCTATGATAGGAGCGACGAATATTATTGAACCTGGATTGATTGAGACGAATGTGCCATATGCGCATTATCAGTATATGGGAGAATTGTATCTGACAGAGGATGGAAGATCATGGGCGCGCAGCGGAGAAAAGAAATATCCAACTGGCAGGCCATTGCACTACGATGCGAACGGGCATCCGAAAGCTACGGATCATTGGTTTGAGAGAGCGAAGGAAACACATGGTCAAGAATGGGTTGATTTGGTTAAGAGAGAGGTAGGAAGAGGATAATGTTAACGCCGGATTATTTTTACGGAAAATCAGATAAACTGATAGAAATGTATCAGGAACTGGAAGATTGGATTATCAGTGATATAGCAATGCGTTTGATAAAATCGGGGGAAATGTCTGGCACTACTGATCGGGAACTTTGGAAACTCCAGCAGATGGGATTGCATCATACTGAAATTGTAAAAAGAATTTCACAAATGACAGGAAAGAGCAGGGACGAAGTGCGGCGTTTATTGCGTGATAGTGTTATGACATCATTCTCTGATGATGCAGAGGTTTTAAAACGGCTTGGAGATGTTCAAACACCTTTGCAAAATAATGCAGCCATCATGGCAATGAATGCCGAAATGATGAAAACATTCGGAGAATTGAATAATCTTACACGCACAACTATGTTGCAGACGCAGAGAGATTTACTCAATATGCTGAATGAGGTAGATTATCGTGTGGCATCTGGTATGCAGTCGTATAGCAGTGCAATATGTGAAGTGCTTGACAGATATGCACAGAGTGGCGTTGTGATTGATTATCCGACGGGTGCCAGGCGTTCTTTAGAAGCGGCAGTGCGTTGTTGTGTCGTTACTTCTATGAATCAGACGGCTGCTCAGGTAACTAATCAATACATAGCACAAAAAGGAATAGAGTATGTTCTTGTATCGGCACATATGGGAGCGCGGCATAGCAAGAAGTTCCCGGATGGAATACCATCACACGATCATTGGCAGGGAAAAGTATATAAAATCGTCGGGAGTGATAAAGACACACCAAATCTGTTAGATGCAACCGGATACACCATAGATCCAAAGACAGGACAGGGAAGAGTTGTAGATCCTCTTGGACTGCATGGATATAATTGCAGGCATTCCCATAAGCCGTGGGATAAGTCTCTGCGAAATCCTTATGTTGATGCAGATGGAAATCCTAAAATTAATGTGCACGAGAGCCAGGAATTGTATGAGAAACAACAGCAGCAGAGATCAATGGAGCGTGCTATTCGGCAGACCAAGCGCGAATTGCTGGCAAAACAGGCAGAGTTAAGCGGCATAGCAGAGACTGATGTAAAAGATATGTTGCAGCCACAATATGATAAACTTGCTTATAAACTGCGTATACAGAATCAACAGTATAAGCAATTCTGTGCGGATAATGGATTGCAGACGCAGGCTGATAGAATTAAGGTGGCAGGATTTAAGGAAAAACAGTTTGCGGTGGCAAACGGCAGGGCAACGGCTTATAGCAATTCTGTCAAAGTTCCGATGGAAAAAGCGAAGAATGTGGGATATACTAAAAGAACAAGGGAAGAGTTTGAACAGACTGCACAGCAGATAAAGAATGAAATAACGCAGTACTCTGACAGACCGTCGAAATGGAGTGGAAATATAAAAGTTGATAACACGCTGATAGAGGAGCAAACGCTAGGGAGAAAGGAATGGTCATGCGATATTTCACTTGTGGATACGGTTGATGATGGGGTAGTGTGGCACGAGATGCTCCATTCTTGTTCTGCAAGCTATTATAAACCAGAGGTATATAGTGCAAACGAGTATATCGAAGAGGCAACAGTTGAATGGCTTAAGCAGCAAATATGCACGGAAAAGAATATTATAAATTTGCCGGCTTACGAAGATAAAACGATAGTCTTGCAGACACTGAATGAAAGTTTTTTATTTGGAACAGATATGGAGTTTGCAAAGGAAATATTTAACGTTCCACTTCCAGAACGGTATCAATGGTTGGAAAATAGGGTAGATGAATGTCTAAGACAAGCCAGAGCTTCATTTGAAGATTATAATGAGGTTATGGGATTTGTTGAAAGGCTGAAAGGTGGTAGAAATGGCGGACATTAAAGGTCTTATAAAAAAAATAGAAGAGTATAATAAAAAATATATGATTACTGAAAATTCAAGCGAAGCGGATAAATTGATTGCAAAAATGCACGAGAAAAAATACACAAAAGAAGAATATTTCGAGGTAGAAGAGGAAGTAAAAGCTTTTATGCAATCAGATGCATCCGAAGCAGATAAGCAAAAAGTAATGGGTTATACAGAATCATTATCTATGCTTTGTGCAGCGATCAGAGAGGGCAGACTTGATATTTAGAAGCAATATATCATTCTTTTATTTTGGCACAAATTATATTCCAATATGAGTTATTATAATATTGCCAGATGGGTTTCGCCTATTCATTCTGAGCCTCCTTTCATGTAATACAGCACATGGCACCTTGAAATACAGGTGCTTTTTGTGCGCTTAAAAAATGGCACAAATCTTTTTCAATCTCATGATACAATTAGACATGAGGTAAAAGATATGGAGAACATAGAGAAAATGATAGATGAAAAGAAGAAACAGATGGTGGAGTCGTTGAAAAAAGGAAATTCGGTAGAGATCCATGCTTCTAAAGATGGAATCAAGGTATATGAGGTGAGAAAAAAGAAAATTTGATAATTGGCGCATAGAAATGGCTATGTGCAACAGCTAAAAGGAGCTGACTTCTTAGAAAAATCTAAGAGGTTGGCTCTTTTTTGTTTTTGGGAAATAGTTCAACAGGAAGAATAAAAACAAAAGATGTGGGTTCGAATCCCGCTTTCCCGATTGCCAGCTATGGAGTAAATAGCAACTCATTCGAGCCGGACTGACCGGAGTAAAAACTTGGAAAGAAAGAGGTAAGGAACATGGTAAAAGTAATCAGCGAATTGGAGAAGATTGGTCTGTCACTGACAGTTGAGCAGAAAGAATCCATCAAAAAGAGTATGGGCGAGGAATTATATTCTAAGCAGGAATTGGACAAGGAACTTTCCAAAACGCAGGAACTCGAAGAAAAAAATAAGGAACTTGTAGGAAAGCAGGAAACTCTTGAAAAGGAATTACAGACTATGAGAGATTCCGCACCGGATGCAGATGCACTGAATCAGAAGATTGCAGAACTGACGACCACACTGGAAGCAGAACGTAAGGAGCGTGCAGAGAAAGACGAAAGGGCAAGGCTTGATGGTCTTGTAACAGATTTCTTTGCTGATAAGCATTTTGTTAATGCTATCACGGCAGACGCGATCAAAGCGCAGCTGGTCGACAAACTTAACTCTGATGAAGCACGCGGAAAAAGTATTTCAGATCTGTTTGACGCCATTGTCAAGGATGATAAAGGCAATTATAAGCCGGACATTCTCATTGATGATAAGACATTCCAGGCGCAGCAGAACCGCAGCCAGATTGTTGGAAATCCAATTAATCAGCCGGATGGGGCAAAACTTTCTATGGCTGAACTTATGAAACTCAAAAACAAAAACCCGGATATGGACATTACGCCATATCTGAACAGAAAGAAGGAGAAATAACACATGGCATTATTTGATTTGGTAAATTTCAATGGTGAAGTATTTGATGCGGCAGTGCGCGAGACTCCGAATCTGCGTTTAAATGAGCTGCTTCATTGCGGCGCGATCGTAGAGCGTGGCGAGTATGCATCTTTATTGCCAGACCAGAAGGGCGGTAACTTTATCACAACTCTGATTAAGGCGCGTTTATCTGGCAAGACCGTAAATTATGACGGCAAGACAGACATTACAGCAGAAGAGCGCGGCAATTACACTATGGGGCGTATCGTTGTCGGCAGGGCGCAGGGATGGACAGAGAAAGATTTTGTATCTGATATTTCGGGGGATGATTATTCCGCAGCAGCCGGAGAGGTCGCAGAGTTCTGGGATGATGTAGATCAGGATACGCTTCTTAGCACCCTTAAAGGTGTGTTCTCTATGAGTACCGGAGAGGGTAAGAAGTTCGTAGATGCGCACACCTACGATATTACTGCAGAAACAGAAAATACTTTCGGACCTACAACCCTTAACAATGCAATGCAGAAAGCACTCGGAGACAGAAAAGCAAACTTCTCTCTTGCAATCATGCATTCTGTGGTCGCTACAAATCTGGAGAATCTTAAGCTGCTGGATTACATGAAATATACAGATGCCGATGGTATCGAACGTGATCTGGGGCTTGCTACCTTAAACGGCAGGATCGTACTTATTGACGATACGATGCCGGCTGTGGAAGTTGCAGAATCTTCTAAGGGTGCGGGGGATGGATATACAAAATACACCACCTATGTTCTTGGCAACGGAGCAATCGAGTACACAAACTGTGGTGTAAAGGTTGCATCTGAAATGGATCGTAATCCGGCGAAGAACGGTGGAGAGACAACATTGTATACCAGACAGAGAAAAGTATTTGCTCCATACGGTATTTCGTGGAAGAACACAGGCGTGATCTCTCCGACCGGTGCACAGTTAGAGGCAGGAACAAACTGGGAAATTGCGCAGAACAACTCTTCTGATAAACCGGATTACTTCCCGGCAAGAGCGATCAACATTGCGCAGATCATTACCAGGGGGTAAGAGAGAGGGGGATCTCTGATGGGATACACCACATATGACTTCTACAAAGAAAAATATTATGGGGATTCTATCGAGGAATCCCTTTTCCCCAAGTGGGAAGATCGTGCATCTGACAAGTTGAATCAGTTGACCTACGGGCATATTGATGATGCTGCCAAGGAAGAATTTGACGAGAAAATCCAGAAAGCCACCTGTGCATTGGCTGATCTGCTCTACCAGATAGATTTCAAGACCAGTCACGCCAGTGACGAAAAGGGCGGAAATGTGAAGTCAATGTCCTCCGGTGGACGGTCTATCAGCTTCGGAACTAATGAGACACTGATTGATAAGGTGCTTGGGGATAAGGTAGCGCAGAACCGGTTGTGTTATGACACGGTATGCGAATACCTGTCCGGCACCGGATTATTATATACGGGGTATGAATGATGGGATTCTTTGATAATAAGACAGTTACCCTTTTCAATCGCTCATTCAACGTGGAAACCGAAGAGGAAACATATTATCCGACCCTGCTCGAGGGTGTAGACCTTGTGGAAACCAAGGGAGCAAATGTCTCCAAGAGCGGCATGGACAGCGCGGATGCAGTGAAACTGTATGTTGATTTTGGCAATATTGCCAAACCATACCTTCCCCCGAAAGAGTGGGAAAACATGCCGAACAAATGCAAGCAGTACTTTTTGACATTTAATCCGGCACAGGATTTCTTTATCAAGGGGGATCATACGGGTACAATACTGCCGAAAAATGATGCCTATCAATGGCTGCTCGATCACTGTGACGATTGCTACAAGGTAACAACGATTGATAAATACGAGGATATTTTACCTCATTTTGAAGTAGGAGGCGTATAAATGGCAGAACCAGAAAAACTTACCATCCGGGATGCAGAGAACGCACAGAAAGGCATTCTTGCACTTGCTCTGGCATACCCGGACTATCCAAATCTGTTTAAGGCTGACAATACGACGATAAGATGGAACTCCATCAAGACGGATAGATCCATTGGATTATTCCCCATACAGGGGGCGGTATATCTGAAAAAGTATGTCAGTGGCAGCTATGTGGCGCAGATGCCTTTTCAGATACTTTATAAGTGTTCACCGACTACCAACAGGGCGAGTATTGAAGCACAGGAGATGTTGAATAATCTTGCGGCATGGATGGAAGAGAGCGGAATTGAGTTTAAAGATCCACATCTGACATTACAGTCAATTACGAGGACATCCCCGGTATATGGTGGCGAGCAGGATGAAAAAACGGTTGTGTATGCCATTAATATACAGCTGAAGTATTTTTATAAAAAATAACAGGAGGAAGATACATGAAAACGAACTTACAGTTTTTTGCAGAAGATCGTACCAACATGGTGTCATTACTTGATATTGGTACTCTCATCGGCAGCACAGCCAAGATCGTAGAGATGGGCGATGGCTACAAAGAGATCACAGAGGACTGGGGACCGAATACAGAGTCAACCCAGTACGTCAACATGAAAAACGCAAATAACACGGTAAAGGGATATGAGTTTTCGACAACACCGGAGCGTGATTACATGTCTGATGATATGCAGACTGCAATCGACACGATGTTCAAAATGTTCCCGACTGGAAAGCAGTGTGAGACATATTATTACAGATATTACAAAACAGACATTACAAAAAATACAGGCGATTGCATCCGCGTCCCGGTTACGGTATGCCCGTCAAGCACAGGCGGCTCCGGCGGCGATACGCTGACATCTTCGATTCAGATCAACGGAAATGGTGCGGTAGAACTTGGAACGATCACGATCGCCGGTGATGGCACATTTACATGGGCGGCGAAAGCGTCCGGTACATCAGGAAAATAATAAACGGTGTTAATCAAAAATTAGCATAATCGGGTGGGTTCCTTTCAGTCCTGCCCGATTTCTGAAAGGGTGGTAATTTATGGAAGAATTAGTATTAGACAGTGGTGTCAGAAAAATTGCAATTAAAAATGAGGACGGGGATGTCATTACCGTGTTGAGCATCAATGTCGCAGATGCCGACACAGCCGAGCGATTCGGACAGGTCATCAACAAACTGGAAAGAATCTCCGAGAACTGTGAGAAAGAGGCGGCAGCATGGAAGAAAGAACATGCACAGGATGAGGTAGATTCTGACAACGTTGATGTTGAGTCGGTTTTACAGGCAAACAGAATCCGGGTGAAGTACCTGAAACAGATTGCAGCAGAGATCGACGGTCTGTTCGGGGAAGACACAGTAAAAAACGTGTATGGAGATTTCACGCCGGATGAGACGTCACTGGTGGAATTTGTCGAGAAGATCATCCCAGTCATGAATAAGCTCTTCGGCAAGCGTTACGAGATGACCAGAAAACGCTATAACTCCGGCAGAAAAGGAGCACAGGCATGATTAACGTCATGCTTGATCCGCTGCCTGAGGAATGGAACGGTTACAAGGTTAATACATCATTTCGTATCGGCATACAGGTATTCCTTGTGCAGTATGACAAAGAATTGAATGAGTATGAGAAGAGTGATGCACTGATCTATCTGCTGTTCGATGAACGGGAGCACCCGGACGGGGATGATCTTCGCCAGTGTGTGGAGTGGTTTCTAAATGGCTGGTTTCATGACAAGCCGGGATCATCAAAGGATAACCGCAGGCTGGTAGATTACGACATTGACCAGTGGCGTATCTATGCAGATTTCCGGCAGATATATGGGATCGATCTCTCCTTGGATGATATGCACTGGTGGATGTTCAATGGTCTGCTCTGGAACATGCCTTATAAGCAGTCATCATTCCAACAGGTTATAGAAATCCGCAGGAAGAAAATCACATCCAAGATGGGAAAGGAAGAGAGACAGGCGATTAAGGAAGCACAGGAAATGTATGCCTTAGAACAGCCGGAAGAAAAGAAAGAGTATACCGAGGATGAAAAAGCAAAGATTGAGGAATACGATCAGATGATGGCAGAGATCAGAGCAAAGAAGAAAGCAGAAAAGGAACTGGGATTAGTTTAGGGAGTGAGGATTGCATATGGCTGGTGGGTATGATGGAGAAATCAGAATCAATACAAGAATTAACACAAATGAGTTCAACGCAGGAATAAACTCTATTGTGTCTAGTATTGGAAGAATTGCAAAAACATTAGGACTTGCTATATCAGCTACTGCATTTATAAGATTCGGAAAAGAAGCGATTGAACTTGCATCTGACTTAACAGAAGTTGACAACGTTGTGAATAAAGCATTTGGTAATATGCGCGGTGAAATGGATGCATTGGCAGAATCTGCTATCAAGAACCTTGGAATGAGTAGATTAATGGCATATCAGACTGGATCAACTTTTATGAGTATGGGAAAGTCAATGCTTACGAGTTCTGAGGATGCTAAGAATATGGCTCTGGAACTCACAAAGTTGACTGCTAATATGGCATCCTTTTTCAATGTATCACAGGATCTGGCAAGTATTGCCTTGAAATCCATATATACAGGGGAAACAGAAACTCTCAAGCAGTATGGCGTTGTCATGACCGAGGTAAACTTGAAACAGTTTGCACTTGAACAGGGAATAACAAAATCGTATTCTGCAATGTCACAGTCAGAGAAAGTAATGCTTCGTTATCAGTATGTTATGAGCCAGTTATCCTATATAGGTGATGATTTTATAGATACGCAGGATTCATGGGCGAATCAGACAAGAATTTTGTCTGAACAGTGGAAAGAATTCATGGGTATCATTGGAAATGGACTGATTACAGTATTAACACCGGTTGTCCAATTTTTAAATAAAATTGTTGCTGCCCTTATTAATGTTGCAAATACAATCAGTGCGATTATGTCAAAAATATTTGGCATTCAAATGCAGCAGATGAGTACAACGGCGTCGGCTGCGGAAGATGTTGCTGATGGATATTCTGATGCAGCAGATTCTATGGATGACTATGCAAACTCTGTATCGAACGCTGCAAAGAAGGCAAAAGGCGCGCTTGCTTCCTTTGATGAATTGAATGTTATATCGAAAAATCAGACGTCTGGCAGTGGGTCTGGTGGATCTGGTGGCACCGGTGGAACGGAAATAAAACCATTTGATACGTCAACTCAGGAGAGTGTTATAGATCAGCTTGAAGGTAAGTATAAGAAGTTTTTCGACTATCTTAAAAAGTTAAAAGATGATTTTATTAATGGGTTTCAAACTTCTTGGAATAATTTAGATGTTGACTCACAGGTTGAAAACATTAAAAAAAGTTTAGAGGGTATAAGAAAATCGCTTGTTGATATTTTTGCTGACAAAAGTGTATTGAGCGCAGCAGATAATTTTGCACAGACCGTTGTAACGTCTCTTGGCAGTATTAGTGCGTCTGTAATCAGTATTGGAACAACTATTGCAGAAAACTTTTTAGGGGGATTAAATAGCTATCTTGAAGAAAACTCTGGAAGAATAAAACAGTTTTTGATTAATTGTTTTAATATATCATCCGACATTACAACACTCATAGCTGAAGCATTTGAAACAATTGCAGATATTTTTTCTGTATTTGGAGATGAAAATGGACAGCAAATTACGGCGGATCTAATACAGATATTTGCTGATGCATTTTCTTTTATTACGGAAACTGCTTTAAAGTTTGTCAGAGACATGTTAGATATTCTCGTAACGCCAATTTCAGATAATAGCGAGAGTATTAAGAACACTTTGAATAATCTACTTGGATTTATCCAGCAGATAACAGGTGTTCTGAGTGATATTGTAAGACAAATAACAGATGGACTTACAGCTTTATATGATGAGCATTTAAAACCTTTTTTCGATTCCGTAAGAGACGGATTATCAGAGATAATGGCAGAAGCGTTGAAGTTATGGGATGAATATATTCAACCAGTACTGAATTATATTGCGAAATTAGTAACTGAAACGTATGAACAGCATCTAAAACCTGTTATAGACAATTTGATGGGATTATTAGGGGCGGTCATAGATTTGATAAAAACTTTATGGGAAGTAGTGTTAAAGCCTCTCATCATATGGCTAATGAATACTCTTGCACCGAAAGTATCTGACATTGCAAAAAAAGTAAGTGGATTTGTTTCAGCAGCAGTTGATATCATTTTAGATTGCATTAGTTTCGTGCTGAAAAATGCAGAAAATCTTATAAAAATTGTCACAGCACTTATTAATGGAGATTGGAAGGGGGCATGGAATGCTGCAAGAGATTTCGTTAAAGATGGAGCAAATGGAATTATAAAAATTATAGAAACAATGGTAAATAAAATCATTGATGGAATTAACACATTAACGAACGGATTTAATAGTATCGGTTTTGATGTTCCGGATTTCTTAGGAGGAGGCTCATGGCATCCTAGCATCCCGACAATTCCAAATGTAAATCTCCCACGTCTTGCCAACGGCGGTATCACAACCGGCAGCACTCTCGCAAACATCGGAGAAGCAGGACGCGAAGCAGTACTTCCGCTCGAAAATAACCTGTCTTACATGAAGCCGCTTGCAGAAATGATTGCAAGTGAGATGAAAGGCGTGCAGACGGTGCGGATCGTAGCGGACGAAGGAAAGATTTTCAAAATTGTAAAGGAAGAGGCAAACGACTATTACCGGAGAACCGGAAGTCCGGCATTTGACTTTTAGGAGAGGAGCGTATAAATGGCATACAGCGGATTTTTAATAAAAGTAGGCAATTACACAGTTCCTTTCCGGTATATAGAGGCAAAGAAGTATAAATGTGGGATCAAGGGACAGGATCTTGATTCTTACCGGGATGCGAACGGAGTATTGCACCGGGAGGCATTGAGCAATGTCTCAATTAAAACAGAATGGGAAACGCCGGGAGATATAGATGAGAAAGCATTGCGTGCACTGATGGATAACATCAGATCCCAATATTCCCATGCAATCGAAAAGAAATCGCTTGTTACCGCATGGATGCCAGAAATCGGTAATTATGTAACGATGTACTGCTATATGCCCGACGTGGAGTATCAGATAGATTATGCAGATGAATGGACAGTCCAGTATGGATCATTCCGGCTGGCATTTATCGGATATGGAGGTGTAATTGGATGATTGATTTTAAATATGCTGATTTATTTAAACAGAATAGCGTTGATGTCCAGCTTGAAATTATTTCCGATGATGGGAAAATCCATATCACAAATACAGAATTTCATGAGGAAGAGTTTGAATTAACAGAAAGCCTGTGTTCACAGTCTGAATTGACTTTTGGTGCTGTCGAAGCCGGATCTGTAAAATTCAAGGTATCAAATATTTTTCTTCCAATGAAAGGGAGATGGATGACCATCAGGATGATAATTGACGGGCACACAGATCAACCCTTTTTGATAGGAAGATTCAAAGGTTATTCCGATACGCCGACTGCTGACAGAAAATACCGAGATGTAGTGGCATATGATGCCCTTTATGACATTTTAAATGCAGATGTGGCAGCATGGTATAACACTGTCTTTCCATCCCATAAAGAGCAGCAAAAAGATAAAGATGGAAAAACTACGACTGTTACAGTTTATGATCCGGTCACAATGAAGCAATTCCGGGACAGCTTTTTTAAGCACTTCGGGATTGAGCAGGCTGACATTGATCTTATCAATGACAACATGTCTATTGAAAAAACAGTTGCGGTCACGCCATCCAGTGAGACAAGTTCTGATACAGAGGAATCGAGCACCATAGGCGAATCTATGAGCGGCAAAGAAGTGTTGTCCTGCATTTGTGAGATCAATGGCTGCATGGGGCACATGGGGCGCGACGGGAAGTTTCATTATATATATCTGGAGCAGAATATACAGGGACTTTATCCGAGAAACGATCTTTATCCGGCAGATGATTTGTTCCCAAGAGATCCGAAAAGCAACCGTATCGGGAAGGATTTATATATAACGGCTGAGTATGAAGATTTTCTTGTTAAAACAATCAATAAGTTACAGATCCGGGAGCAGAAGAATGATATCGGCGTGATCGTAGGTACTGGAGACAATGCTTATGTGATCGAGGATAATTTTCTTGTATATGGCAAAGGCACAAAAGAACTGAAAGGCATTGCAAAAAATATCCTTTCCAAGATCAGAGGGATTGTTTACCGCCCGTTTACAGCGGACTGCAAAGGAAATCCGTGTCTTGAGGTCGGGGATGCAGTGCGGCTGCCGACCAGATATGAACTGATTGAGTCCTATATTCTGAAAAGAACCCTGAAAGGTATACAGGCTTTGCGTGATGATTTGGAAGCGGATGGGGAAGAGTACCGGACAAACGGGGCGAACGGAATACAGAAAAGTATTTTAAAGCTCAAAGGCAAGAGCAATGTGTTGGAGCGAACCATTGAAAAGACACAGAGCACGATAACTGATGTTGAGAAGGGATTGCAGTCACAGATCACGCAAACTGCAACCGAAATTCGCACAGAAGTTAAAAATACAACGGATGGTTTATCATCGAGAATCACGCAAAATGCGAGCAGTATTACAGCAGAAGTCAAAAGGGCACAGGGGCAGGAAGTTGAACTTGCGGCAGCCATTAAAATCAATGAGGATAAAATTACTGCGGAGGTTACCAGGGCAAGTAAAACAGAGGGAGAGTTATCCGGCAAAATAGAAGTGACTGCAGAAGAGATTCGTTCGGAAGTGAGTGCTTCCCTCAACACATGGGACTGGGATGAAAGTAAATATAACATTATTTATTTCGGGCATGGAGATCAAGGGCATGGATATAAACCGAGTAGCGATATCGAGAATAAGTGCTATCTGAATCTGGATAATGGTACTATTTGGCAATGCGTAAAGGTTGCGAATTCCACTTATGCGTGGGAATATCGTGCTAATGCTAAATTGATAGCAAATAGCATGACAAGTGCCTTCAAGCAGACATCACGGGAAATTAGCACGAAAGTGCAGAAAGATAATGTTATTTCATCTATTAATCAGACTGCGGAATCTATCAAAATTAAAGCATCGAAGCTACAGCTTGATGGAGACACAAGGATTACCGGAGGAACGATTCGTATTGAAACAACGGAATCTGTTGACAATATTATCCAGTTAAAACGTCCTGGGACGCTTGTAAAAATGGGAAATGATGGTATGTATGCTGAGGCTGACACGCGGTCTGCGGTGTTTCAGTATTCCAATATTACAGTGCAGGATAGTGCTGGTGGAAAAGATGCTGCAGGAAATACAGTTGCAACGATAGCTCAAATGCTATCATCTGGAAAAGGAATTTCTTCCTATGGCTGGGAAAGTTATTCTGATCGACGTTTAAAACATGGAATAAAAGCGCTTGATAAGAAAAAAAGTGCAAAAGTTATATTGAAACTTGTACCATGTGAATTTATATATAACTTCGATAAAAGTGAAACCGTTAGGCATGGATTTACGGCACAGAATGCAATGGAAGCAGTTGATAATGAGTGGGAAGTATGTGGAAAGAACAATGTTGATGGAACAGAATATTACACACTCGACAAAACGAATCTGATCGCTGATCTGGTTGCAACAGTGCAATTACAGCATGAAGAAATAAAAGAATTGAAGGAAACGGTAGGTATTCTATGATAAATGCAAAAATTCGTGAATTTGAAAACGATATTATAAATTATGTAAATTTGTGCGAGGATGTTCCAATCGAAGCTAAGTACCTGGTGTTTAAGGATATTCTGCGGCAAATCAAGGAAGAGGCAAACAGGCAGGTTACAGTAGAGCGGGAACAAATGAAGCTTGCAAAGGAAAGGGAGAGTGAGGATCATGAATAAAGCGCATATTGATATTAATTGGGAGAATTACCCGAGTGATGAAACACCGGTCAATGAAAGAAACCTCAATAGAATGGATGGCTCGATTGATATCATTGATGATCGTGTAATCACTCTCGATACCACAAAAGCAACCAAGGCAGAAGTGGCAACCCTTGTTGCGGATGTGACGTTCGAGGAGTCGACGGGAATTATCACAATCACGAAAAAGAACGGATCCAAGATTACGATTGATACACAGATGGAGAAAATCGCAATCAACTTCGATTATAACCCGACTACACAGCAGATTATTTTGACTCTGATCGATGGTACGAAGCAGTACATAGACCTGTCGGCACTGATTACACAGTATGAGTTCCTTGATTCTGATACGGTAGCTTTTTATATTGATAAGGATGGAAAAGTGTCTGCCACCGTCAAAGAGGGTAGCATCGAGGAAAAACACTTGGAGCCAAACTATCTTGCAAAAATTAAGGTGGAAGTAGCAAAGTCAGAGTCAAGCCAGCAGGCAGCGGCAATGTCTGAAATAAACGCCAAAGCAAGTGAGAATGCCGCAAAAGCCAGTGAAACAGCGGCAAAAACATCCGAAACCAATGCCAAAGCGTCAGAGACAGCAGCGGCGAAGTCAGCCACGGCGGCAGCAATATCCGAGACTAACGCAAAAGCCAGTGAGACATCCGCCAGTCAGTCTGCAGCCACAGCCACAAGTGAAGCGGCATCTGCCAGCCAGTCCGCCAGTACCGCCATAGATAAAGCCACAATCGCAACGCAGAAAGCAACAGAGATCATCGGTAAAGCCGAATCTGCAGCAGATAGTGCAACTAAAGCACAGAGTTATGCCGTGGGTGGTACCGGGAGCAGAGAGGGCGAGGATTCTGACAATGCAAAGTACTATTATGAACAGTCAAAAGACGTGTCCGAAGGTCTTAAAGGTGGATTGCAGCCACATGGAACGGTAGCTTTTGCAGATTTACCGGCACTTTCAGATGTTAACTCTGGTTGGATGTACAACATTTCAGATGAATTTACCACTACGGATGAATTTAAAGAAGGAGCCGGTAACGTCATTCCTACTGGTGCAAATATCTATAAAACATCAGATGATAAGTGGGATGTGCTTGCCGGAACTCCAGTTACCGGAATCAAAGGTGTAAATGAAGATTCTTTCCGTAGGGGCAATGTAGAACTCACAGCAGAAAACGTCGGTGCAGTGGCAACCGGTGGAGATACAGCCGAGAACACAACCGCTTTTACGAGTAGTGATGTGGCAGACGGATCAGCGTCAGCATGGACAAGCGTATCAAAATTATCAAGTGGCGAAAAACATTCTTCTATTTTAAAAAAGGTGTCACAGATGTTCAAGAATGTGCGGTATCTCTATAAAATGCTTGGAACGACAGACATTTCTAAGATTGGGAATGGTACTTGTACAGGGGCGATATCATCGTTAAACAGCAGTTTAACAAATAAGTCGTATATAAAAATTGTAAAAGGTGACTGGTCTGGACTTATAGGGACTCTTATGCCACTTTTTGATACTGGCGACAAAGTAATTAATCTGATCGCGCATAATGAACTTGACGATACCTATCCTGCTGTACGTGTTGGTCGGGCTGATGCAGATCGCGATGGTAATAGCATTCCAGACACATATTTAAAGAAATCCGACGCCAAAACCATGTTCAATACCGGATACCGTCAGGTAAGCAGTAACGAATTTAATAAATACTTCTCCGATACATGGAGTTATGCAGGTGCGGACGGATTATCTATTGATTCCGGAACGTGGCTGGTAAATTATTACTGTTGGGTTTCTGAAAGTTCTACTGTGGATGTTGTATCATTAAAAAGTACCGTCGATCAGGCGATTGGAATCACCGCCCCAAACAGCGGAAACGGTGGCACGTGGCTGACCATGCATGAAATAATATCTGGTAAGGCAATTACCAATTTAAAATTTTTAATAAAAGTACCAAAAGCTGTGACATTTGGACAGATCAGTACAAAGATAACTGCTATAAAACTGTGTTAAATATTAAATATATAAAACGCAGACCTTAATCCTTATTGTCTGATAAGCTTGTGAAAAAACGTAAAATGAATATGGGACGTTATAATAAGTTGCTGAACCGACTATAACACCTATGTTATCTGAACCATTGCCAGCCATGGAGGCATCGTTGTGTGGACCGCCGCAGATAAAACCGCCAAGAATTGTGTGCCCCTGTGCTATTAAATTATCAATTTCAGTGGTTTTTCCGCCGACATATCCCCAATAGGTATATTTAGGGAAAAATGCTTTGCTTTCATTGGTAGTAATGCCTTCGAACTCTATAACAATGGATTTCACCTTGTTTTTTTCAATAATATTATCAACCTCTGTCTGTGTATAATATTTCTTTAAAC